GACTAAACGTAAACAATATAAAGAAATAACCCCATAATGTACTATAAATCAAAATGTCATCGCTCATCTCTGCACTAGATTCGCATACGCCCTCTCAAATTGGTGAGAACGGTAGCGTTGAATACACTTGGTCAAATGATATCCGTGAAAGAATTGTTCAGCTTAGCTTTCAATTGACTAGAACAAAAGAGTATAGCAAATTATCGGAAACCGTTCATCAGCTGTTAACGGATCTAACTCGTAAGAATGCCGGCGGTTTCTTGTCAAGAGAGGTCTATAAGGCATTGATGTCACTTTTGTACCGTATGATCGGTCATACCCGTGACCTTTTGGAAGGCAAGGGTGAGTACACGTTGTCTTATATGCTTCTTTGTGAGTGGGAAAAAGTGAATCCGTCGCTCGCCGCATTTGCTTTCAAGCATTTTTTGCTAGCACCCGAAAGCACCACCGATTTTCACCCTTACGGCTCGTGGAAGGACATCAAGTATCTGTACAACTATAACCACGAGTCTTCCCTAGTGGAATACGGAATTGGACTCTTGGTTCAGCAGTTACGCGCGGATGAAGTCGCTGAGAAACCGACTTTAGCTGCGAAGTGGACGCCGCGTCAAAAGTCCAAATACGGCGATCTGTTTACTCGGATCGCAATTCGATATTATCCTCAGTATTTTGCTACAGCAAAGACGGATATCGCTAAGGAAAAGGCGATGTTGAAGGCGAAGACTGAATTTCGAAAGCTGCTTTCCAAGCTCAATGCCAAACTGGATACGGTTCAAATCAAGCAGTGTGATGGACGTTGGGCTGAAATTGAACCAACCAAGCAGACGTCGATTACGATGCACAAGCAGAAGAAGGCGTTCTTGAATTTGGATAAGAAAGGCGAGCAGCGTTCGCAGTTGGATGACCGCATTATCTGTGCTCAGAACTTCAGTGCTATGGCGCAAAAGGCGGCGGCGGGTGAAGTGACTATCAAGGGACAGCGCGTCGGTCTCAATGATTTCACTGCTGAGGCTATAAAACTGATTAATGATAGGGCATTACAGAAAAATGAGGACGAGATTAACATTTTGAATGCGCAATGGCTCGACAATTCCAAGCAGACGGGTGCTCTAGGAAAAGTGGTTGTGATGGTGGATGTCTCTGGTTCGATGGACGGCGACCCATTACACGCAGCCATTGCTTTGGGTATTCGCATTGCTGAGAAATCGAAACTAGGTAAGCGTGTTCTAACATTTAGCGCTTCGCCAAAGTGGGCGAATTTGGATGGCTACGACACCTTTGTGGAGATGGTTCAAGTCTTGAAGCGTGCTGAATGGGGAATGAATACCAATTTTTACGCGGCGATGAAGCTCATTCTGGATGCTATCATTTCGAACAAGTTGACTCCGGAGGATGTTGAGGACATGGTTCTAGCCATTTTGTCGGACATGCAAATCGACCAAGCGGATGATAAAGGTTTGACCATGATGGAAAGCATTGAGAAACTGTATGCGGAAGCTGGAGAAAAGGTTTGGGGAAGACCGTTTAAAGCACCGCATATTCTCTTTTGGAACTTGCGTTCGACTACTGGATTTCCCACTTTGTCTACTCAGCAGAATTGCTCAATGATGTCGGGATTTAGTCCGGCATTGCTCAATCTGTTCTGTGAGGAAGGATTGGAGTCGCTACAGACATGTACACCTTGGAGCCTCTTGGTAAAGAGTTTGGACAATGAGCGCTACTCAGCTTTGGGTAAGTATATTGATGAGGTTCTATAAAAGAAAAATAATAAAACTGATGAAAAAATAAAGAGAAATCAATGAAAAATAAAGAGAAATCAATGAAAACAAATGAAAAAATATAAATAAAACTAATAAAATTGATTTATAATTATTATTTTACAATAATCATAAATCGAAACATGTTTCATATTGGTTGTACCCGATTTAACAATACTACTTATAAAGAGAACACATTATATAGAGAGAAAAATGACGAAACGGTTATTTATGGTTCATCACTGAAAATCCGTAATACTTATTCCATTGGATCACTCATTTTCGTAGCGGAAATGAACAATGAGACAAATCGAATTGAAGGTATTGGGCTCATACGCAATAATATTGTTACTGATAAACGGCATAAAATTTACGAAAACTGCGAATACAATCGCTACATTTATAGAGGCAAATATTGGCTCAGACGAGAACAATTGGACGCTGAAATTTTAGAGATATTGGATACAGTCTTGTTCAAAGGTAAATCACATTTGAAATGTCGAACGGGTATTACTGTTATTAGTGATAAATTGTTTGTTCATTGGGATTATGATCTGCTTACGCTAAAAAATAAAGTGAAAGATGTGTTTTTAAGACATTATCATGTTGATGTTGATGTTGATGTTGAATGTCCTATAGTTGTATAATTACTGTATTTCTATATTTTATTCTTTATTTTTTACTTAATACAATAAAAAATATAGAAAAATAACCTATGATAGTATATGACCTCAATCGATTACAATACTGATAATTATACTATTTCTGAATTATTAGCAATACTTAATCTGGATGACCCTAGTGCGGAACAAATTATAGAAACAACCGATGAATTTATTCAACGTTTTTCATCCTCGCTAGACAATCAACCCAAACTAGTGAATTTTTTTCAAAATATACAAACAAAATTGTTGCGTTACATTCAACAATTACAATCCGGTAGAGACGCAGAATACACTCCTAATCTAAAGCAAACAAATGACTGGTATAAATTCGAGTCTCTTCCTCAAAACGATTCTGTTCAAAAGGATAAAGTTACTGACCGTATTCAAAAAATCGACGTTTATGACAACAATCATGTTCCGATGAAACAACAACAATTGGGTGTCAATAACAATTACAATGTGGATGTCGCACAAGACACATTAAATCCCAATTTGGAAAATACGACCACCCGTTTCATCAATATTGACAGTCAATTTCGGCAAGCATCCGGTGGTTCCGACTCTATATCTACCGATTTTACGCTCGATTTATCCGACCCTTTAACCGATGTGTTAAATTTGCGTTTATATTCGATACAGATACCCTATACATGGTATACAATCGATTACATTTATGGTAATACGTGTTTTTGGGTGACAAATATGGGCAATACATTTCGCATTTTTATCGAACCGGGCAATTATTCTCCTACTGAATTTTGCTCTGCGCTTGATAAAGCATTTACCACTCTTGCTAATTTTCAACCGCCGTATACAGATGCTCCCGGGTATAGTAGCGCATTTACGTATAGTGGTTCACCGGTACCTACGATTACGACATATAATGCCAACAATGGCAAAATTACGATCAATTTAAATGGCTGGCTAGACCCCGCCGGTAATATTGTTAAAACGACTACACAATTTACCGACACATTTGATGTCGCAATAGACGCGTATTTCACTTTTTTTGACATTTCCGGTTCTAAAAGTTGTTACCAAACTGGCACGTATCCTTGCTCTACTGGGCAAGGCAATGGTCACACTATTAATGGTACACTGGGTTGGTTAATGGGCTTTCGTCTACCTATTCAACCCCTTTTTTCTGGTGGAAACACCCCCATTGCGGTTATCAATTTACTAGGGACAAAATACTTTATCTTGGTGATTGATGATTATAACCAGAATCACATTAATAACGGTCTCATAACTATTACCGAGCTATCCAAGTCATTGCCTTTGCCCAGCTATTTTAATGCTTCTCAGCCGTATTTTTGTTTGTCTACTGCGCCAACCAACTTGGAAAATAATACGGTGGGTAATTTATCTAATATTACCAGCGCTGAAGCTGTTGCTTTGGGCGTCAATCCCGAATCCTTTTTAAATAGTGTACAAGACAATTTAGATTTAGGTTCCGGCAATGTGATTCAAGTGCTTCCATCAGCACCTCGTACGCTCACTCAAGCCCAAATTTACACCATCAATGAAATTGTTAAAAATCGTAACAAGACCGCCACTTTCAGAACCAAAGCACCAACAAATTCTGATACATTTGCGCTTGTGCCGATAAAATATGGTGGTTTAACTACTGGCGACATTTACGTCGATTTCAGCGGCTCATTACAAGACAACAAACGTGTCTATTTTGGGCCGGTTGATATTGATAGGATGCGTATTCGCTTATTGGATGACAAGGGAAATGCTGTGGATTTACACGGTGCTGACTGGTGTATTACGCTCATTAGTGAAAACTTGTATCAGTATTAGAAATATATATTATCGATTTTTGAACTTAAAGCCGCTTTAAGTAGCTTTAACAATATATTATATAATCGGTTCAAATTATCCAATAATTATTCTTTGTCTATTATAACATCCGTGATGGATATTACGAAAATGAGAGATTATATAGGCATCTTTGCGCCCATTATATTATTTATTTTATCGCTGTTTTTTCTCAGAAATAAAACAACTTATTTACTCTTTTTTGTTGGTGGCACCATTTTAAATAACATATTGAATGCTATATTAAAATTATGTATTAAGGAACCGAGACCATCTGGAGACAGCCGTGCTATCGAAATTGGTGTTGCTAATGGCGAACGTATTAGCTTCGATAAGTTCGGTATGCCATCCGGACATGCGCAGAATTGTGGCTTCGCTCTAGCTTTCATTACTCTATCATTGAATAGTCCATGGATTACCGGACTGTATTTAATAATTACTATCATTTCTCTTTTTCAACGATACTTATACAACAATCACACTATTTTACAACTCATAGTTGGATTTCTAACTGGTCTAGGCTTCGGTTATGCTTTGTATTACATTACAACAAATTACATTCGAGGTAATATAAAAATGAAAAAAGATGACTACTTTATGGGATAAACTAACAAAATATTTGTATATATGTATTATAAATGTCCGATTTATTTACTCCTAGCTATAGCACTCGCTGTCAAGGCTGGACCAATCCATATAATTTAGTGTTTGGACCCCAAATAATTGGATTATCTAGCTTTTATAGTCCCGCTGGTTCAACTAACTTAGTATCTATCACCGGTGAGAATTTCTACTCTTATTCGTCTGTTTCATTTGGAACATTTAATCCTACTATTTATTTTGTCAATTCCAAATTGATACAATTTTATGTGCCTTCTACATTAAATGCCGGTACATATCCTATTCAAGTATTTAACGGTTCATTTTCATCCAATATTGTTAATTACACTATAGACAACGCTTCCGGCTATTGGTTGTTACAAGCTAATGGGAGTATTACAAATACAAATATGAATAATGGTAATAGTATTGTCGCAGTTCAGTCATTATCTAGAGGCGCACCAGTAACCATCAGTGAAATAAATAGCGTATATACTGTGCCCAATAATGTAAATTGGCTTATTTGTTATAACGAAGTTGGTGAAGATCCGATTACACTAGTGTTACCATCTGGAACCATGTACACGGGTCGCGAACTAATGATTAAATCAGTACCTAATACTAACATTGGGTTTGGCGCACCCGAAGTTTATGCTAGTCAATCAGTAATAGTCTCTTTAGACAATGGTGCTCCAACTAATACAATATTTACCGGCGGCTTAAATGCTCAATGGGCTACATTAGTGTACGACGGTTCACTTTGGGTAATTATGCAAAGCAATTAGAAATTAGACCAAAGGTATATATTAGACCAAAGGTATATATTAGACCAAAGTAGGGAATTGAAGTGGAAAATAATTCGCAGTTCTCACCTTTTCCCTAGTTGTGTCAATAATCGCACATATATCTGGATTATCAGATTGTATTTCTTCTGGTTTTTTAACTAATGATGCGCTAAATCCCACACTTTTTATTTCGTCAATTTGTCGTTTAAACCAATTGTCGATATATTCATCAATGTTAGTCATTATGCTCGTTTTTTCTCGCTGTAAATGAAGCATTATTTTATATGCCACGTCAAATTCGGTTTTTAATCGTTCAACTTCTAACTGTTCCGCTTCCGACAAAGGTTTATTTTTTTTCGTCGCGTCGTCCCATGATTTATAAGCCGTATCTGATTTGTTAGTAGCATCTGTTAATTCATCGTTTATTGATAGTTTAATTTTTTCACTAATCTTTGTTCGCAATAATTCTACAACCTTAATTTTAATCACCTTGACTATATCGTACGATAATTTAGATAAAGATGATAAAACATATCCATTTATTAATTCATTGACGTAAAATATGTCAATAGAATTCCCATTTTGAGAAATTATTTCCGTTGCTATAGACTCGGACAATTCATCAATTGGTTTATCTAATTCTTTCTTCGCCCTTTGTACCCCCAATAATTCATTAATAATCTTTTCTTGTTTTTTATTTTCAGTCTCTCTCATTTTAAATAAAAATTCATACTCTCTTTTTATTTCCGTCTTAATTTGCTCTGGTAAAGAGTCTAATGTATTCGGAGTTGTATCTGGATTTTTACTTAAATCCCGCATCTCAATTCCCTCGTCTAAAATGGGAGTTTCTACTTGATTATCCATCTGTTGAGATAAAACTTCTGGGTTTATTTTGTCATCTTTTAATAATACTTCACACAATAACTCTGTATTTTTTTTAATTCGTCTTTCAATCTCTTTTTGTTCTAGTATTGTGTCCTCGGTTTGTACACCAGTTTTCAGTGTTTCTTTAGAAGCCCAATAGTAGTTTAAAAGTGTTATTATATCTTGCTGTGGTTCCGCGCTATAAGGTGTTGATATTTTAAGTCTTAAAATAGATTGTATATTGTCGGTTGTTAAATCCGCTAACTGGCGTAAAAAAAACAATTTTACTGATTCTAAAAAACGAATTATATCTGTGTTAACATCGTTATTTGAAATACTATCTTGTTCCACTTTTAACGCAAAATCGTAATACTTTTTTATTTGTTCGATCTTCTCTTCTTTGGAGCCAGTTGCTTGTAACATTTGTTTGCGTAATAATTCTTCTTCGGCTTCTGATGCTGTTTTTGTCGCATTATATTGGTGAATATCGCGAGTATATTTATTAATCCCTTCATCTATAAAACTGTTTGCTTGTAACAATGATAAAATAGCAGCCTCATTATAAATATATTTATTAATAACGTTATTTAAATTGTACGCAGATATACTCGCTATTAATGATGTTGCTATTTCCGCGACATTTTGAGCTCTATCATGAAAATCGGTATAAATACCGATTTTTTTTTCGTAATAGTATAACAATTCTTCTAAAAATAATATATAAAATTGTTCTTGAGTTGGTTTTGGGTCGTTGATACGGTTGTATATATCTATATACTGTAATTGACCTAGTAATTCTGTATTATCTGCTGGTCTTTGGTTTCTTAAAATACTGTTGCCTAATATTCTTACGAAGTTTTTAAAAATTTTAATACGGTCGTCTGCTCTGTTATTTAGAGCCGAAATAATTTGATAATTTACGTCGGTTGGTATAGATTGTTGTGATACTGGTATTTCTGGTATTTCTGGTATTTCTGGTGATTCTGACATATATATAATAGTGAAATACTTTGTAAGTATTTTATAGGGTAATAATATATGAACTATTATAGTTTATTTATTATTATTGGTTCCATTATTGTAATAGTATACTGTGCTCTACAAAAAACAATTAGAGAAGGTCTTACGACTCAAGATAAAATCATTCTAATTGGAGACAGTGTCTTAGAAAACTCTAAATATATTACTTCTGATAAATCCGTATTCAATATTTTAAAAACAAAAATACAAAATGTTCATGATTATGCGACTGATGGCGCTACCATTGTGGAATGTTATTCGCAATTAGACAAAATTCCTATCGAATTAGATAGTCCTAATACCTATATCTTTATTTCTGTCGGCGGCAATAACTTATTAAATGCTCCCAGCTCATCGGAATTGACAGTGGATGAACTATTTAAAAAACTCACTACTTTCATCCAAACAGTTCAAACCAAGTTTCCTAATTCAAAAATCCGTGTCTTAAACTTATATTTACCGTTTAACCCCCGATACAAATCGTATAAAAATGCGGTTGATCAATGGAACCAACATCTCGCAGAAAACAAGAACAAGTTTAAATACAATGTAGTCGATATCAACACTCTTTTAATACAACAATCCGATTTTGTGTATGATATAGAACCATCTGATTCCGCCTCTGAAAAAATAGCCGATGCGATTTACATGACACGATAATATATTAGCATTTGATACCCGTGTAAAAAGTTCCATTCCAATGGTTTGCCATTTGTGTTATTGGAACCCTCAAATGTCCATGTATAATTCGAATTGATATGCTTTTTCCATTTCAACGGTACTAATCTGTGATAGCTCATACCGTCATATGCCATTTCTTCATTTTCACATGTTATTACTGCGCAAAAATGCTGTTGCGTTGTGTCGCGAATAACGCAACTATCGAGCGCATATTTTGCGCCCTTTAGCAAGAATGATTTAGGCCTATTTCTAATTTCACTGGACATGCCTCCACTCTTGTTTTTGCTATCGTATATCTCTAAAATAATAACATGTGGAGCATGTTCCATTTTTTTTGCTTCGTTTATAATCATGTTTTGCCATTTTTTCGTCGCGTCTTGAATAAACATTAGCTGAATCGATTTATTATGTAAATAATAGATGAGACTTCCGTAATAACGCATCGGATTCCCAGCGGTATTGACATCTGTAAGATAGGGCAGTTTTTCTTTATAAGCATTTGGAATATGCTCATATATAGAACGAATCACCGAATTGGTGTCCAAAACATAGGCGAATTCATTACCGGTTAAACACGCGTCAATGGCATAATTAAGCAGTGCTAGACCATTTCGCAGCATCTGGGGTATTTTAGTGCCATCCGATTGAACGCCTTCAATCATCAATTGGCGAAAGAAATGAAAGAATTTACGGCCTTTGTCACTAACAAATAGGGTTACGAACATCGTATTAAACCAACAATTAGATAAGCTTTGTATGGGCGGCACAATAGTTGAAGGGTCTACGTGCTTGTTAGCAGCCAAGTTTTTGAGTAGAAAACGGACAGCGGCGCTATTATAGTAGGGAACACATGTTTTTCCGTATACCTTACCCGGAATACCAATGCGCAGCGGTTCTTTAAGTTCAAAAGCTAATTGATTATTACAATTGTAGACGTTGTTACGTTCCACTGACTGTAATAATACGAGTTCTCGGTTTATAGTGGGTGAGTAAGAGTGGGCGAGTAAATCATTGCTACCCGCTAAAGGACGCATATGCTTAGGCGCGCTTCTAAATATAAACTCACTGATGCGATTTATGGACGGCGCAGTACGATTTGTTAGTTTATGTATTTTTTGTGTTCTATTATGTTTCCTTCTTCGTTTATTGGTTGTCATTATATATATACTAACAAAATAGGATTTTACAAGAGAAGCACTTGTGTAACAAATGACCCCCGACACAAAATATAATATAGTGTATTAGTAATGGGCGGCAGTATTTTACCGGTTACTATACATAACAATAAACTTTACTTTCTATTTGGTAAAGAACGTGATATTGATGAGAATCCCGGATGGAGCGATTTTGGTGGAGGAACGGATAAAGGTGAATCGTTTTTACAGACCGCTTCTAGAGAAGGTAGTGAAGAACTTACTGGATTTTTAGGCGACAAACACGATATTCTGCGACTTTTAGAAAAATATGGTACGTATAATGTGGATTTTCAGTCTCAAGGTCATACCACGTATCGCTGTCATATTTTCCCCTTTTCTGAGGAATATTTTACTTCATTACCGCACTTTTATAATAACAATCAGCGTTTCCTACAAAAACAACTGGATCCTAATGTTATTCGTGATACCAAAATATTTGAAAAAACGCAAATAAAATGGTTTTCGTTTGACGATATGAAGAAGGAGAAAAATGAATTTAGATCATTTTATCAGAATATAGTTGGCCTTATATTGTCTCAACAACTCGACATAGAGATGTTCATTAGGAAATCACTACAAAAAAAGAGAAATGATAAAACCAAATCTAAAAAAACACTTTTAAAACGAAACAAACTAACAAATATGAGTAAAACTAGAAAATCTAGACTATCCAGAAAGTATAAATAAAAATAATAAAAACATTGTATATTGTATAAATTATACCATGTTTTTTACACTCTTTGTTAGTTTGTTTTTACTTGGACACAGTCTAAACCAATTGTCTTTTAGTGGTGGCGGCTCATTCGGCGCTGTTGAAATAGGCATTTTGAAACGTTTGACTGAACTCGAGAATAAAAAATACGACATTTATACCGGCATATCTGCTGGAGCATTGAATGCCGCCTTTTTATCCTATTTTACCGATATTAAAAAGGGCATTCGAACCGGTGAAGAAATATATACGTCACTAAACAACCGAGCGATTTATGACATTTTACCAACAACCGGAGTGTCGATTTTTAACACTTTACCACTTCATAAAACACTAACAAATATTATAAATAAGATGCCGAATAAGCCTCAAATTCACACGTTGATTGGAGCGACCAATTTATATTCCGGCAATTTAGATATTTACAATTTTGAAGACAATGATGATTATAATAAGGTCCTATTAATGATGTCATCGTCCGCTATTCCGGGGCTGTTCCCGCCGATTGAATACAATAACCAATTGTACGCGGATGGGGGCACTTTAAGCAACGAATTACTGCTAGTGGAGACTAAAAACAAGAACAAGTATCTCAATATTACATTTATTAGTCCTTATGAGGGATATTTGTATAATTCGGACCCCATTGAAAGTTTAACTGACATGTTGAAACGAACCTTAACAATTATATTGTCCAATTACAACAATCCGCTGGCGACAATGAATCAGAATTGTAAGCTTCCGGTTGGCGAAATCAATCAATATTTTGTTAGTTCGAAATATTTGGAAGGATATAATATCATGAATTTTGACAAGGGTCAACAATTGATCGATATTGGTTATAACTTTTTACAACACAAAAAATATAAAATTTGTTAGTATATAATGGAACTAACAAGGTCACTTTACCAAATGATAATTGGCAGTTTTTTAATTCAGTATTTTGTAATGAGCGCTATTATGGCAAATTCATTTAATAATATCACTTTTAGTCTTGGTAAATTCTATATTTCGGTCATTATGGCTTTGTCAATGGGTCTTCTAGAAGTAGCAATGTTTGATTTTCATATGAAAACATTTAACTCATTTCTTTATCTGTGCCTATTTTTTGGGGTAACAGTATTTATTTATTTGTATAGAAATCAAGTATTTATTTACGATAAAGATTATTTACAAGAAATGATTGAACATCATTCAATGGCTATACTAACAAGTGAAGAAATATTGGATAAGGAACCTCCAAAAAGAGTAAAAAAATTGGCTGAGAATATTATACAAGTACAGAAAAAAGAAATTGAGTATATGAAGCAATTATTACAGAGTATGTAACATATATGTAATATATATGTAATATATATGGAAAACATATTTTTGTTTAGGAATATTAATAAGGGAGATGATAGGGATAAAGAAATAAAAATTCAAAATATATTATACACTATTTTTAAAAAAAGACGAGAGATTAATCTTCGCAGCAATCAATCAAACAATGCTATAAGCGCCAGTGTATCAAATAATCAAATGAGCACTGGTGTATCAAATGACACTGTAAGCACGAGTGTATCAGATACTGTGAGCACCAGTGTAACAAATAAACAAATGAGCACCAGTGTAACAAATAAACAAATGAGCACCAGTGTATCAAATACTGTAAGCACTGGTGTATCAAAAAACGATAAACAAACGATAAATACACGTTTGGGTCCGAAGGACGAATTTCGTATTATTTGTCAAAAATATATTGCTTATATTCGCAAAATTGTCATTCCAGATATACAGCGTGATAAATTAAACGAGGCTGTTTTAATCGAATACAGAAAATTTCCACATTTGGAATTTCTAATTCGTAATACGATTCTTAAATTGGGAACCGACTGGAGTTATACAGTTGTTTGCGGGTTAGATAATTATGAATTTATGACTGAGATGTGTAACAATATACACCCAAATATTAAAATTATTAAAACACCTTACAACCAATTGAACCAATCCACTTACAGCACGTTTTTAGCATCTCTAGATTTTTGGGATCTGTTAAAGGGTGAAAAAATCTTGATATATCAAGAAGACAGTTGTATCTTTAAAAAGAATATTCTACAGTTTCTAAAATACGACTATATCGGCGCACCTTGGCCCTCTAAACAAGACGACAACTCGTATGGTGTAGGTAATGGCGGATTTTCTTTACGCACCAAACAATGTATGATTGATGTTATAAATACAGTATCGATTCACAATACAGAATTTAACGCATCTACACTTGAATATATGAAAAATGCGAAAATGACCGTAGGACCCGAAGATGTATATTTTTCATTAAATATGATAAAATATAACATTGGTAAAGTCGCTAAACGCGGCGACGCATTTAATTTTTCTACTGAATCATTAGCTAATTTAAATAGTCTTGGAGGCCATAATTTTTGGTTGAACGATGTACTGTGGCGTAATAGAGTAGCTAAGTTAGTTCCCACATTTCATCCGCGATATAACAAATCCATTCTTACACATAGAGGTGGTTGGAAGTATATTTTAGATGAAGGCCTTATTTGTAACGGATTTTACTCTGCTCAATCCAATACGGACTTTTACGACATGATTGACCTCGATATAGACAATATCATACAAACATCTTCAAAGGGACGAAAATGGTGCGGCTGTTTTCATTTTACACCTTACACACCCAGCTATTTACAAATGTGTAACATTAATAAATTTTTTACTAATACCAAGTTTGTAAATGCTTTAAAACATTGTAAATTTATCATAACATTGTCTACATATTTATTCGATCATTTAAAAAAAGTATTTAACAAGTTAAACTTGTCTATTCCAATTTACAATCTCAAACATCCGGTAGTAATGGATGTTCCATTGTTTAATTTGAGCAAATATATTAACAATTCTAAAAAATATATTATTCAAGTAGGAAAACAATTACGCAAGGTTTCAAGTATATATTTATTACCAGCAGTTCCAACATACAAAAAATTATGGTTAACTGGCTCAAAAGATTATGATAATTGTATTCAACATTTACATGACGAACTGTCATATTTAAATATACCTAAATCAAGAATTGATTTAAATAGTGTTAATATGTATTACACTTCTACATTTGAAGAATATGATGAGTATTTAAGCAAAAATATTGTTTTCATCGATTTATGGGATGCTGCCGCAAACAACGCGGTTTTGGAATGTATTTGTAGAAATACTCCATTAATTGTTAATAAGGTGGCCGGTGTAGTAGATTATTTGGGTGATAGCTATCCTCTATATTTTACATCTATTAGTGATATACCGAATTTAATGAAAATTGAAAATATTATGCGCGCCCACAAATATTTAAAAAATATGAACAAGGACGATATTACCTTGGATCGCTTTGTAAAAGATTTATTTAATATTGCTTATAAATATAATGATTGAATCGACTAATATATGGATACCATTTTTAGTAAACTATTGGGTTCGCCGTTGTAATATTGAAAAATACATAAAAAATGATCATGATATACATAGGATTTATGATTTATTTAAAAATAATTCCATTGATATGTGTAATTGTTTATTATTAAAGGGAGAATACAATGTCAATAGTAATAATGATAATGATTTAACGCTTCAGTATGATAGTCAACTGATTTTTAAAAATTTAGATGCTAAACCACGGCTTTCTTGGTATGAAGATTTTTTTAAAAAAATGAATAACAATTATCGCTTTAAATTTTTATTAAATTATTTAGATTGTTATCCCAAAATAGACACATTAGCGGATATCAAAATGATTCAGTTTGCTTGTTCTGTTCCAAATATGGCTAATATTTCATTAATTCCAATCTTAGACGCACATCATCTTTGGCTAGAAAAGAGGCATAAAGAATATAACCCTTTCTGTAAGCTTAAGTTTAATACTACGCCTTTTAGAAATAAAATAAACAAGATTGTTTGGCGAGGTGGTCTATGCCCAACATTTATGAGTGACCGTTTGGGTTTATTACATCTTAGAAAATCAATACTAGAAAAGTATTTAAACAATCATCGATTTGATATTGGGCATGTATCATCCTCATATTATAGTAATATATCTATTCCCCAAAAAAATACCATGACATATAATGATATGACTGGATACAAATATATTTTAAATATTGATGGCTTCGGAGCTTCCTTTGATGGGACTATTTGGAAATTAAGATCACCGTCTTTAGTGATTTGGATTACAGATGAAAATAACCAATTTTATTGGTTACAATGGTACTATCCTCTTTTAAAACCCTTTGTTCATTATGTCCCTTCTTCTATTGATAATTTGGAGAAAACATATGAGTGGTGCGAACAAAACCAAAATAAATGTATGGAAATAATTAGAAACGCTAATTGTCTTATTCATAGTGTTTTGTTACATACCATTACATATCATAAAGTGTTATTTGATACGTTAAATAAAATGTATATAGAATGAATATAATGACAATAGTTTTTTATATTTTTGTCATTATTTTATTATAATTTTGTTTCGTAGTATTGGCGTGCTTCTTCGTCTTCTAATACTACTTTTGGTTCTAAAGGCCACTCACTATACGCCTTAGCTTTTGATGTGGGACGCTCCAAAGACAACAATTGTTTGAGGGCTGTTAACCGCTTGTACAATGGTTTTAACCCTTTACCAGAAATTTTTCTGCTGAGTTGCTTCCAACGCCACTCAAATTGGAGCGCTGCTTGCCAATCCGGAAACCCCTCTACATGACATGCTCTTATCCACGTTTCACCTTTAAGCACCTTTGTAGAGGTCGCAACGGCTCCTCCCTTGATCTCCTTATTATGCTGTCTTAAACGGCGGTCTAAATCGACAGTCGCGCCTACATAGGTAGCATTATCGCTTGACAAAAGTAAGTAAACAAAAAAAGATTCAGACATATATTACTGGGTTTCTTGTGTTTATTTGGTTTTTCTTGGTTTTGTTTGTTTTTATTTTTGTTTATTTTATTTTTGTTTGTTTTTATTTTTGTTTATTTTATTTTTGTTTATTTTATTTTTCTTGTTTTAGTCGTCATATTGCGATATTATTTTTCTTCTAAGTTTATTCAATTCGGGTTTAATATTGGTCCATAAATTGGTCTGTTTATATTTTTCTGACATGGCTTGTGTACACGGTTTTCTAATATTTACAGCCGACTCGGAGAACCAAATACACGTTTTGATATCCTCTATTGTAACATCGCGAATTTGTTCTTGTTTTTCTATAACATTTTTTATACTTTGTAAAATGTACGGAAATGGATGAAAATCAATTGCTTCCACCAATAATTCCACTCCTACACCTTCTAAATGGATGGGTTCAACATTGGTTTTGACAATTTTATCCAGATTCACACGATAATAATGAATTGCCGTTTGTAACAACCGTATATCACACGACATTCCTCCATAAAGACTGCGATAATACATTGCTAATAATTCATCACTATCTTGTATATCCTTTACTGAAATGTTCGTAAATTCTGAAGTCCATTCTATGCGTTCATAATCAAAATATGATTGGGTTATACACAATTGTTGGACAATGCTTAAAATAATGTGTTTGTCGGTGTTTGTTAATTTATAATCTCTATCTGCCATCATTAGCCAAACAATGATAGGAAACGAGTCGAACAAGCAAACATCTTCTATAAATATAATGGGTAGCCGTCTTAGAAACTCTATACAGTCCTTTTCTAATAAGGCTGTCGCAGTTGTTAAGGCCGCGTTTATATTACCACGTCTTACTGCTTTTTGTAAATTTGATTTTAAGATTGGTATTGTTAACGAAGTGTTTATTTTTTCAAAAGTATATTGTTTTGTACATTCTTTAGGAGGTCTATAAAATAACCGTATATTACATTTAGTAGTTACAAATTGGTCACTTGTTTCTGGTTTATATTGAAATCTTGCTTGTTTAAGGTCTGGGTCATAGATGAAACATTTTTTACAAGTGTCGCTATATTTTGTAGTAATTTGAAAGAAACTGTCGAGTTTTCGTTGCATATTAAGGTGTATTGTATATTAATTTTGGTTAGTTTAAAAAAATCAATTTTATTCTTTCTAATGCTGTCGAATTGTGTATTAAATAGTATATTTAATGTATATGGAATTAGACTTTACAAATAATAACATTATTAATTTAATTAAAAATTATAGGGTCTCTATCCACCAGTACATGAATCTCAATAATGATACATATGTTAATAGGGCTATAGACAAAATATATGTAATTAATTTAGAAACAGATAGAATACGTAGAAACTATATTGTAAGATTATTTGAAAAATACGGTATCAATTATGAATTGATAGTCGTACCAAAACTAACAAGAGATGAATATGAAACTATTAACAATAAATCAATTAATATTGGTGAAGCGGGATGTTATTTAAGCCATATGTATTGTTTATTCGATGCTATTCAGAATAGTTTTTCGAATATTATTATTTTTGAAGATGATATTATTCTACATAAAGATTTTCATCATTGGTTTGAGTACGTATTAACAAATTCTACATATGACATTCTTATGTTGGGTGGAACTGATAGCAATTTTCAAGATTTAAATTTCGCATTAAAATCCAATGTATCCAAAACTTATATTCCCCAACCAAATTCTATTCTTTATGGCACATATGCTATTATGTATTCACAGAAAGGGATTATATCTGTATTTAATGAAAGATTAAAAAATCCGACATATATGGATAATAATTTAATAATGTTTTTTGATTTATTTAAGGAATCCGCGCAAATTTGTTTGCCTCATTTGGTGTTAAGCGATTTGAGCACAACCAATTTAAATCATAAGTTTTGGATCGATAATGAGATTTTAGAAAAGTATTATTTAAGAAAGTTTTTCAAAAATAACTTGTCTTTCTCAGATTACCATATAATATATCTGAAACTATTAGACAAGGAGTCAATTGATAAAGATTCTTCATTTAGGGATAATATAGACAAATGTTTAAGCGCGTTCTTTATAAATGAACCAAATAAAATCGATATTATTAAGCTGCGTTTGTCTTATGATTTTTTTTCCACCGAGGATATTTTATTTATGTTGCATTAATTCGTTCAAATTATTTTTTTTGTAACAAAAAAAAATATTTAGCTATATTATAAAATGGTTAAGCAGACCAAACACCACCACCACCACCA